GCAAGGCCGCCGTGCATTCGTGGTGTGCCGGGGTCAAGCCGATACCGCAAGCGCGGCGGGAACTGCTCGCGGCAAAATTTGGGATAATGATATAAGAGGGCTATATCAGCCCTCTTTTTCCATGTCCTCATATATCAGATCGGTTATATAGGCGTTGACGCTTTTTCCTAATTCTTCCGCTCTTTGTTTTATTTTTTCTTTTTCGCCCGTTTTTGTAAAAACTACAATTCGTTCATACGCTTTGTCATTATATTTTCGTTTTGCTTTTGTTGCAGTATTCATGCTTCCGCCTCCTTTGTGTTAAGTATATCAGCTTTGCCATACTCTATCAAGTATATTTACCTAATCCTTTTAGGCTTTTCCCTTAATATTTCAGTTGACTATATACTCTATAGAGTATATAATAAAGACATCGAAAGGGGAGACACCCCGAACAATGGAGGTTACAAAATGGCAAGCTACAGAATCGAGAGGAACGCACAATATAACAGCAACGAAATTTATTTTGAAAGCAAGCCCGCCGCCGAGGTCTTAACCGCTCTGCGCGGTCTGAAAATGCGTTGGAACCCGAAGAAGGGTTGCTGGTACGGATTCGCGGCTCAGAATGACATATTAGCGGCCATCGGTGAGCATGATAACGAGCTGGGCGGCACGATCTCCGATGGTTATTTAGGGGCTACCCGCTGGGACGGCAATAAATCCGGTAAATACCTGCACGGTGCCGAGCTGTCAAAGGCGATCCGCGAGGAGCTGAAGCGGCAGGGCGTTAAGGGCGTTTCCGTCAGCTGCAAAACATTCTCCGGCGGGCAGTCCGTAAGAGTTAGGGTCAACGCTACCGCGACCGACTTCGTGAGCCGTGACGAATACATTAATAATTATAGCTGTAACGATATAGGTTACTGGCTTTATACTGAGGACGGCGAACAGATACACCGTGAAAAATGGTTTGCATTAGACGGAGACGAGCAGCAGCGCACGCTCCGCAGCCATGCCGCCCGCGAGTATGATTATTACATCTCCGGCAGTCACGACATTAACCATTATAGGATTGATGATAACAAAATCTATACCGAGGCCTTCCGCGCAAAGCTGCACCGCATCAACGCCGTTCTTGACGCATTCCATCATGATGACAGTAACAGCATGGTTGATTATTTCGACACTAATTTTTACCGCGATATAACGGTTGTGGCGGCGTAAAGCCGCAGTATGATTTTAAGGAGGTACAATATGCGTTATCAGGTTATTACATGGACGAGGGGCGAGGGGCACGACGAGCGGCGGGAGTTTAGCACCCTCGCCGAGGCCCGCGCCGCCGCCCGTATCTACCGCCGAGAGTGCGACGGCGTGGGGATATATGATTTCCGGCTGGGGGTCATTCGGGAGACTTTAGGACGGTTCCCCGCTGTATGATTGCATGATTTTCACGTTCTGCATGATTCTGTCATCGGGGCCGTACATCAACGCATGATTCGCCGCTTTCAGGGCTTCTCTGAGGCGACCTGTGTTATAATAGGCTATGGACAGCATATCAAACGGCAGCGGCCCCCACGGGTCAGGCTCGCAAATGTATGATAATGGCCTTTCCCGTATGTTTACGCATGATTCGCCGTAATAGATGCATGATTTCCAGTTTTTAGCATGATACATGATTTTCATCATTTCAAACCATGCTTCGCGGTATTCGGGGGCCTCGATTATAGCCCTCTGTAGCCACGCCTCGGCCTCTAATTGTTTTCCCTGCATGATTTTACACCGAGCAATGAAACGCATACTGGCGGCCCGCTCAGGCGGCCACACGGCACTTCTAAGGGCAAGATGTTTCTCCAGCGTTTCAATGGCCTTACTGTATTCCCGATGGAACATATATTCGCGGCCTAAGTAATGCATGTTTCGGTCGTTCTCCGGCTCTTCCTTAACCGCCAGCTCGAGAAGCGGCAGATAATTGCTCCGGCTTTTCTTCTCGTCGGGCCAATGGTCAACCCTCAACGGCAAATCGCAGTATGATTCTTCACCGTATGATTTCAGCACTTCGTGAACGGGATTCTTCCAGTAGTATGATTTTGTATGAATTTTATCGGCGTTGAATGATACTCCGTCCCTGCCGTATGATTCATGGCTCCAAACATATAAATATCTTCCCCGCGTCCCGTGGAAGTTTTTCCGTATGATTTCCGCCCAGCCGGGCTGTATGATTTCGTCCAGATCGAGGCATACCAACACGTCCGCATCTTCCGGTATGATTTTCAATGATTCATTTCGCGCTACATCAAATCTCCACGGCTGTATGATTTTGGTTTTTACGATGCAGTTGTATGATTTCAGCTTATCAACGGTTTTGTCTGCGCTCCCCGTATCGAGAACGCAGACATAATCAGCCTCTTTTGCCGTCTCATACCACCTGTCAACGAATTTTTCTTCGTCCTTAGCTATGGCATATACAGCTATTTTCATTTTCTCCCCTCAAAAAACAGTTGATGAAATAAATCTGCCCTTTCCCCGTTACTTTCGGGGTGCGTGTTATTCTGGTGCTGCCGTCAGGATTGGCTATGACCGTTTCCTTTATCTCAAAATATCCGGCTTCCATAGCCTTTTGGGTGGGCATATTCCAGTTTTCGCCCTTCTTGCATAACCAGCCGTTATCCCTCAACCATGTGAACATTCTGTTAGCCCCTATGGGCTTCCCGTTCTGGCGTATCATCTTTGCAAGCTGTCCCACTAAGCAGCTATCGTGTGAGGCTTGCACGGCCTCCGCAAACAGCACTTTGGGGGCGTTGTGTTCTACTGTCGCTTCAAGCTCCTTCCGCCGCTCCTGCTCTTGTTTAAGGGCTGAAAACACCTTTATAGCGTTGGCGGGGTCGGCTATCATCTGTTCTATCGTAGTCGGTGTGGCGTACATACCATGTTTACGGATTGAGGGTATAACCTCATGCGTTACCCACCGCTTGAAGGCTTTTGCCTCCGGCTTGCGGGAGCCGAGCACAAGGGCATATAATCCCGGCTCATTTACTATGGTTACTTCCTGCGTCCCTCCGGGGGTGTCGGTTAAAGCTACACCCTTTTCATCCTGTTCAAGGCGTGTTAATGCATCACGGTTATTTGCGATTTCCAACGCCCGGCACACATCAGACGCCACAAACCACGGTTCGCCGTCCTTAATAGTAGTCCTTATCTCTCCAAACTGGTTGTTATTGAATATCTGTAATTCGTTCATTGTAACTCCTTTCATGTATTTATCTCACTCCGGTATGTCTATGTATTTCATCATTCTGTCTATCGCACGTTCTTCAAGGTGTTCTATTGCCTTGGGGGATTTATCCATTTTTACACCTACCCTGGTATTAGACGGCATATCCCGCGAATAGAAATGTTCGTAAAAGTTATATTTCAACTCGATTACCCTTCTCTGGTTCGCGGGGAACTCATCTAATGCGGCATCCATGAACGCTACGAATGACATATCATCGTTTATTCTTTCCAGCATTTCAGCCATTTGCAGATTATACCGCTCCTTTGCCGCCATTAGCTTTATAGCGCTCCGGGCGGTCGGGTCGGTAATGTCGCTGCCGTGCGGCATACCCGATAAAACCTGTGGGCGAATATCCGCTACCGCTTCCATTCTCTCTTTGATGCTGGCTATTTTTTTATCTATTTCTTTCGCGCTTCTCTTGGCTTTCCCCCAGCGAACAAGCAACCGCCTGATGTATGCCCGTTGTTCGCGTTTCGTCATTAGTCCCTCCTTAACAATTCATCTGCCGTTATGTTAAAATAATCTGCCAACCATATGATTCTGCTCGCGGTCGGCTCCATGCCGTCCATCTCATAGTGATAAATGGTCGCCGCGCTTATGCCGGTTTCGCGCTCCATCGCAGCCCGCGACTTGCCCTTCTTTTCTCGGTACATTCGTATCCTCTGCCCTATCGTCATGTTTCCTCCATACGCCGCAATGGCATTTAGTTTCCTGACCTTCTCTGAACTCCTTGCAGATACATCTGCTTTCCTCATCCTTGATTATCGCGCAGGGGCAGTATCCGCCCCCGCGCCGTATACACTCCCATATATCAGGCCGCAGTAATTCATAGCTCATTCCGCACCCTCCCATATCAGCGGCCTTCCCTCTGCGTCTACCATTACACACACGCCGCCTTGGTGTGTGCTCAGGTATTGTATCCCCGTGAGGTTATCGACATATATTCCATACGTCGCACCCCCATCCAGTATCCACAGTCTATGATTGCCAGCCTCAGCCTTTCCGCACCCGCACAGGGCGAGGGTCAGCAGGGTTAATATTGTTATTGCTATTACTCGTTTCATTTTTACTCCTTTAGCGGTTCCTTTATAAGCCCTTCGATTTGGTCTATCACCCTTTTGCACTCACTCACCATTTCATGGGTCGTCCACTTCTTAGCAAGCGATCCACACGGCATATACCCGCTGTAGTCCATGCAGTGGGCATAATCCCATCCTATATACCACCCTTTATTATTCGCTACCACAAGTTCCACGCTTGAGTATGTTACCCCGCCATGGCAGTCTATTGCATTTTCTATATATTTTTGTTCTTCCCACGTCATGCTCAACAGGTCGGACACATCAACGTATGCGCACGGGTGCGTGCCAAAACTGACAACATAATAATTGCGTCCGTGGTAAACGCCGTGAGCTAAAACCTGCGGCTCACATCTGCTTTGCTGGTATACCATTTCATATACATTTTCCATTATTTTTCCTCCCTTGGTGGCTCAGGCATTGGTAGCCAGTGGGTAACAAAGTCCGCTAAGTATACCGCCTTACTCCCTTTGTCGTACCACGCATTATCCGCCCATCTCCACTTCATATCGTGGATGCAGCGGTCTTTGCAATACGCCAATACGCGCTCGTCATTCTCCGGCAGTCTTGCCTTTACGCTTATCCAATTCATTAGTTTCCTCCTTCGGTGGTTCTGGCAATGGCATCCACGCAATAACAGGATTACCTTTAAACCATAGTCCTTCAAACTTTTCTATGGGATATACAAGCCCCAGTATGTCGATGTCACTGCTGCCGGCATCGTAGTAATACCACCATTCCGGCAATAATTGTCTCATGCGTATCTCGCCGCGAAAAATCTGTCCATCTTGCAGCAGGATAATCACCGGTTCCTTTTCTTCTGGTGGTCTGTCCCTTACTTTAATCCAGTTCATTAGTTTTCTCCTTATCCATTTTCGCGCCGCAGTTAGGGCAGAATTCCTGTTCTGTAACGGCATGAATTCCGTAATAATCACTACAATTTGCATCCACACCATGACATACAGAACACTCGTATTCTCCATATCTTTTGTTTATACAAATCCACCGTCCATGCACCACAGGCGCAACATCGGCGGCAGGAAATTTCATTAACTCTTTTGCCACTACTTGCGCTCCTTTGAGAAACGCTATTGATTCGGGCGTATTGTCTTTTTGTTTTCTCAATGTGGATAGCGTCTTACAAAGTGCTTCTACAAAAGCATCAACGTTTACATATTTACTCATTGTTTCTCCTTTCTCGGTCGGTTTGCGTTTCTTTTCTGCCGCGTCTATGCCGAAACATAAACGCAGTATATCAGGCGGGTATATCTTTTCGGCGGGCACATCGTAGTATGTCATAGCCTTGACCAGTTCGCACTTATTCAGCATCGCCCGTCCGCTCTCCACCATGCTGTACACGCCCTGGCTCATGTCAAGCGCAGCCGCCGCTTCTGCTTGCGTCCTATTCCCCCGGAGCTTCTTCAGGTTGTTTTTTATCATCGGCTTCCTCCTTATCCATTTTCGCCCCGCAGTTGGGGCAGTAGTTTTCTCCAGTAGGATTGAGCCCTACCGAATAACCGCATACAGAGCAAGTCCATTCATGGAATGTCCGTCCCCAATCATCGTTTTCTATTTCTGAGTGTATCCACTTCCCATACCGCACCGGCTCCACGTCTGTGCGGGGTTCTGTGATCTCGAATTCCTCTGCAAGCCAATTAAACACATTATCAAGGCAGTATGAGCCAAACCCAATGTGGCATTCTCCGTCCGCTGGGTTAAAGTACCAGATGTTGTAACACGGCTTTTCAGGTATTCCTTCCACGACAATTCTGGCGAATGGTGTTTTTATCTTGTGTTTGCACTCATCCGCACTCGCTGCCTCCCGGCTGATGTAGTTACTCATTTTATTCCTCCGGTTCACTTGTACTATCGCAAATATTCAGAATCTGTTGGAGCAATTCAATCTGCCCGTTTCTGTGACCATAGCGATACCCAGTTGTATACGTTTCGGCCGTGTCTCCACTGTTCTTGGTTTTTTCAGCAACGAGCGCCTGATACTTAGCCCTCAAATCTTCAAGTTCCACAGCCGGAGCAACATCGGCGGCGGGCAACATCTCTATCGCGGATATTGCACACTCTATTGCACCGCTATGACAACCGAGCGTCGATCCGCTCGACAGGTCATAATGTTCGAGAATTTTTGTCACTTCTTCGCGGTCTATATACTCTTTACTCATTCGCTTCCTCCTTGTTCATTTTTGCTCCGCAGGTATCGCAGTACGGCGCTCTGTAATCTTCCCATTCATGTTCTTCGCCGCATTCTGAGCAAATCTGTATGCCATCCTCTTCGATCCACCGTCCGCGCCGCACCGGGGTAACATCGTCGGCAGGAATACTGTCAAGGAGGTCTATGCAGTCCCTAAAACAGTCTGCCGCCTCATTGTCCCCGACTAATACGCAATCTGTGATCCACATTCTAAGCCGCGCCTTAGCCGCTTCTCGCTCTATATGTTCTTTAGGCATTGTCAGCACCTCCTCCCGCCCCATAAAAAATCTTGAATTTCTTTTGTTAATCGCTTTTGGCTCGATTGGTATGATTGACTTGTAATTTCTCTCTGCTCTTTTTTGCCTTGATATAAATTAATCATAATCTCCCTTTCTTTCATTTTTTGTTGAGCTTCTTGTTCATCAAATCCGCATGAAAGTAAGTAGTTATAATAATCGTTATCGTTTTTGAACATTGTTGCCCTCCAATGCCTTTTCGGCTTCTTCACGCGTCATAACTTCATTACCGCCTTTCAACATCAATTCTGCCAAGTCGCACGCCGCCAGATATGTCTTCTCGTGGATTGTTCCGGCGTGTACTTTTTTAACCCGCTCCTTAAATGCCGCCATGTCCGAAAACCAACACCCGGCGCGGACAAACATATTGCCGTTATCGTCTGTGTAAAAATAGGCTTTTCGGTTTGCGCTGCCTATCCTATCCACAGCGACATAGCGGCCATTTTTCACTGCGCCGTTTTCGTAACTGCACCCCTCGCCAAAGTTGCACAGCGCGCCAAAGTCGCACCGTTCGCCAAAGATGCACAGCGCGCCAAAGATGCACCATGCGCCAAAGCTGCACCGTTCGCCAAAGATGCACCGTTCGCCAAAGCTGCACAGCGCGCCAAAGATGCACCATGCGCCAAAGCTGCACCCCTCGCCAAAGTTGCACCCCGCGCCAAAGTCGCACCGTTCGCCAAAGCTACACCCATTGCAAAAGCTGCACCACCTACCAAAGCTGCACCCCGCACCAAAGCCGCACCCCTTGCCAAAGATGCACTCCTTGCCAAAGCTGCACCCCTCACCAAAGCTTTTCATTGCAGTATAATCCCCAGCAGGGCATATCTTGCGACCATACTTATCTACTTCAAAGTTGTCAAAATCCGCTTGCGTGTACTTTTTCATTGCTCTTTTCTTTCTTGTCTGTTTCCATTAAATCAAACAATCTGCCGCCGTTATCCTGTAACACCTGATAAATACCCTTTGCAAACATTTCTATAACCGCTTCTTCATTCTCAATCTCCAACCCTGCGTGCTGTTGGACACCATGTAGAATCTCATGTAATAGAGTTTGACATCGTTTTTGATGTCCGATTCCGTCTGTGGCCGATAGCTCAATCTTGCAGTTGTCATAATCAATTTGTCCATATGCAAGTTGGTTTCCATGCCGTAGATTTTCTACGTAAGAAATAGCATACTCCACGCCACCAATGCGTACGCTCTCAGGTATTTTCACTGCTCATTTCCCCCTCCGCTTCCGGACATGTCATTCGTCCCTCCAGCACCCCACAACAAGGTTGCTTACTCCCTGTATGGGTAAATCCTTTAATATCTGCCGCAGTCGGCAATTATGTTTCGCGCCGTCACAGGTAAAGCACTCGGTTTTGGTTGCGTACTCTGCAAGATCGGCCAGATCGTCATAGCTCATCACCCAGTAATTTTTACTCCGTCCGGCGGGGCTTTTAATGCCTATCTGTATGTCGGTCAAATCCAACTGCTTTTTCAGCGTGATAAGCTGCTCAACAGGTATCGTGTCTATCAGCGCAGTATTGATTTTCTCAATATTGCTCTGCGCCAATCGGAAATTTCGCCAGCCGTTGGGGATACGGTCTACCAGCCGGTGATACTTTTCTTCGTACACCTTTAAGATATTTTCAACGGCGTACAGAGAAGCAAATAATTCTTTTCCTTCTGCGTTTATCCTTGTTCTTTCCATATCCGCCCCTCTACTCTGCCTAATTTATAGGCTTTCCAGTCGTCCCAATCCCCGAATATTGTCTGCATCTGCCACAGCATAATTTCCACGTCCGCGCACTCTTCGAGGATTTTCTTTCTGCTGCCTTGGCCGTTCACCCACTTACTAAGTTCAACGGCAAGCTCGTTCAGCTCCTCAACGGCTTTAATGGCTTGATGCTTTGCGCCGTAATGGTCTACTATTTCGCTGTACTTCATCGTTGCTCCTGAATAATTCGTCCGCTTCGTGAATAAGTAATTGCTTACCGTCAACCCTTGCCCTTAAAAGTGCGCCCTGCATCGTCATTCGGGTGTAGTATTTCTTCGCCGCTTTGAGAGTGGTAAAGGTCTTTCGATAATTCTCTTTTCCATCGTGGATTTCGTAAAACTCATACGCTTGCAGTTTCATAAATCCCCCTCTTGATTCTTTTTCGTACTGTAAACTCTGATATTCCGGCCTTCTCAGCCATTTCCCTTACCGTCAACTTTTCTTCGCCTTGCTGTACATAAACCTTACAACCTGTCTCGTCCTTTTTTTCCATCCGCCAGGTATAATGGGCATTCTCTGACGTGGTAGCTTCCACCATCCCAGCCGCTGTTATCGTGACAGTTTATCGTTGTCGGTCTTGCGTTCCAGCCTTTAACGGGCATCCCATCTTGGCGGCTCCAACTGCACCTTAAACCGGGTTTATTTGTCGCTCTCCGGCACGTCCAACATAGCGTTTGCTTCATACAACCTCAAAAAATCCTCCGCTTGCATAGTTACTAACCACTTTTCGCGGCTCCTTCGGTGGAACACCGCCGGTATAAGCTCCGGCTTTGCGTCGCGCTTCGCCTGCGCCATCCATTCATGGATTTTTGTCGTCTCGCAGCGTTTGCACTCAACGTGAAAACCAGGTAAACCTATCACGTCCGATGCGTCCCCCGTTTGTCCGCAGTATTGGGAAGTCCGCCGGGCATTGAACCCGTATTCCCTGAACAGGGCGGCAAGCTCCCGTTCTCCGGCTTTGCCTTTTTCTCTCTGCGCCTTACTCATCCCAGTGTATATCCCAGCCGTTACCGTTGTCGGTGAAGGTCAACACGGTAACGCCATTAACACTTACAACGGCTTTTCCGTCCTTCATGTTGTCCATCACGCTCTGGAATATGGTTTGTGTTATCCACTTTGCGAGTTCTTCTGTCATAGTTCCTCCCATTCCACAATTTCATCCTCGTACAGAAAATACTTTCCGTACCATTTCACGCTTAGTTCCCCGGTTCGCCCGTTTCGGTTCTTCGCCACGATGATGCTCGCGTTCTCGCTTTGCGGGTCGGGTCGGTGAAGGAGTAATACCTCGTCCGCGTCCTGCTCTATGGCTCCCGATTCCCGCAAGTCCGATAGTCTCGGCCTTCCATCGTTCCGGCCTTCTATCGCCCTGTTGAGCTGGCACAGAAGAACGACAGGGACATTCAGCTCCTTCGCCAGAAGCTTTATTTTTCGGCTTATGTCGGATACCTCGTTTTCCCGCGTGCGGTTCCTCAGGCTGGATTGTATTAGCCCTAAATAGTCAATCGCAATCAGGTCTAATTCCCGTTCCTGTTGCTTTATCGCGTAGCATTGTGACCTTATTGCCTCCACGGTATAGGCGTTATCCGACAGATACAACCTTGTCGCGCTCAGTTTATTTACGGCGTTCTGTATCCTGTCAACCGCTTCCTGACCGCCGCTGAACATTTCATCACGGCTGCACTTCGCATAGCTGATGATTGCCCTTTGAAGCACGTCCTCCCTCGGCATTTCCAGCGAAAACACCGCTACCGTCCTGTCGAACAAAGCCATATTAACGGCTATATTCATGGCAAGTGAGGTCTTGCCTACTGACGGTCTGGCTCCGATGATGGTTAAATGCCCTCTTTTCAACCCGCCTAACGTCTGGTCGAGAACCTGAAACCCCGTTGTAAGCCCCTCAGCGCCGTTTATAAGCCCATATAGGGCCGCGTCAAAGTCTTTCCCTACCCTGCTTACTTTACGCCCTCCACGCGCCCGTACAGCGTCTATAACGCCCTGCATACGGTCAAGGTATCCCTCGTCCTTTCCCGATTTCATGTCCTTGACCACTTCCCGCAGTCCCGAAATGGCGTGTCGCTTCCTGGATTCCTCCAGCACCACCTTGATGTGATAATCCACATTTGCTGCTGATACAGTGCCGGTCACTATTTCCGTGATGTACTGTATCCCTCCGGCCCTGCCGCCCAGCTTGTCAGCTACCGTTACGGGGTCTACCGGCTCGTTTGCGTTGAAAAGGGCAAAGATAGCGGAAAATATCTCTTGGTGTTCCGGCCTCTCAAAATCGTCAGGTCTCAATTCCCCGCATATTCTCTCTAAAGCCTCACGACTGAGAAGCGCAGAACCTAAAACAGCTTTTTCGGCAAGCACAGTTTTTCGTAGACTGGATTATCCCATGATGAAGCGCAGGGGACTTCATCCTCCCAACGCCTTTGGTTCAAAAACGTTGCCGGATGAGGGATATATTGCCCATTGTCTTTTTTCCATTGTGGAGAAGCAGCATAGTCTTTTACTGCCGTTACGATCTTCTCCTGCAATTCCTTTGGCGGGTTCAGTTTCTTCCATGCTTTCACAGCGGTTTCTTTCGCGGTGTGACGTGGATACACTTTCCAGAAAACATCAAAGCCATCACAAGGGGGTATGGGGGTTATCCCTTTATTGTCTTCTGTCTTATGTCTTCTGTCTTCTGTCTTATGTCTTATGTCTTTAGTAGGCTTAGCTTTGCTTTCGCTTGCTTCATTTTGCTTAGCTTTGCTTTCGCTTGCTTCATTTTGCTTAGCTTTGCTTTCGCTTGCTTCTGCTGGTTTTCCGCCTTTCGCGCCGTTTTCCGACCTAATAGCGGATATTTCAGCCTCTCGGTCTATTATTGCCTTGAATATCGGAAACACAAGGCTCTCTCTTCCTCCGTCTTCAGGTATCAGGCCTGACCGCGCATATTCCAGTATGGCGATAAATAGCCTGCCTTTTTCAGCATCAGAAAGAGCGGATGTTTGCTCTATCCAGTCGTAATAGGCCTTGACGTAGCGTTTTGCCATTTTTACCCCCTTATTCGTTCGTTCAGCACGTCCCTTAACCTTCTCATGTCATCCGGCGCGAAAGAAATTGATTTTTTAATCCGATTCTCCCGTTTGTCCCATAGCCCTAACACATAAAAGGGCTTGTAGGTGTCCGGGTATGCCATAAGGTAGAGTTCTATCGACCAGCCCTCACCCTCGCCTATCGTGGCAAGGCGGCTTTCCGTTACGTACTCCATGACTAAAAGGGTAATTGCTCGTCGTCTATTTCGGTAAACCCTGCCGGAGTGTCTGTTTTCTCTCTCGGCGTGAGAAATTCAACGTTTTCCGCTGTGATTTCGGTTATGTACCGCTTGCTCCCATCCTTATCCTCATAGCTCCTGTTCTGTATCTCACCTTCTATAAGGACTTTGCGGCCCTTTGAGAGGTACTTCCCGCACAGCTCGCCCAACTGCCGCCACACTACTATATTGAGATAGTCAACAGGGGGTTTACCGTCAGTGCCCTTGTATCTGCGCTGCACCGCTACCGTAAAGGTGCATACGCTTGTTCCGCTTGTGGTCGTCCTTAGTTCTGGGTCTTTCGTCAGGTTTCCGGTCAAAATTGCTTTATTCATTGCTTTCGATAAACTCCTTGCCGTCAAATTGATACCATGTGTCAGGTTTTATATTCTCCCCATCCACAACAGCGGTTTTCATGCCGATTAACTCATCAGCATCATATATTTCAGCCGCAAATACTGACCACAGGCCACCTCTGTATTTGCATCCTTCGCCGCCCCGCAAAACGCTCCAGTCTCCGCCGGAAAGGGCGCTTCGGTTTCCGCCGGAAAGGGCGCTCCAGTCTCCGCCGGAAAGGGCGCTCCAGTCTCCGCCGGAAAGGGCGCTTCGGTATCCGCCGGAAAGGGCGCTCTGGTTTCCGCCGGAAAGGGCGCTTCGGTATCCGCCGGAAAGGGCGCTCTGGTTTCCGCCGGAAAGGGCGCTCTGGTTTCCGCCGGAAAGGGCGCTTCGGTATCCGCCGGAAAGGGCGCTCTGGTTTCCGCCGGAAAGGGCGCTTCGGTATCCGCCGGAAAGGGCGCTCTGGTCTCCGCTGCTTTTGCCGTCTACACAATTTTCTCTTGTATAATTGATTGCCGCTTTGACTATGCCAACAATATCTAACCTTGCGCCTACTTTTATGGATTTGCTACATTTTTTCGTGTCGTTTCCGCCACCGTGTGCATCTTCTCCGAGTTCGACCTTGTGAAAGACGCTCTCGGCCGGGTTATAGTAGTTAAAACAATCCAAAGGATATTCGCAAGCGTGAAACCCCTTTCTACATACGATAGCTTCTTCTTCGTGATACTCTTTCCCTTCTTCGTACTGGAACCCTTTACAGGTCATATCCTTATTAAAACCCTTATAATACATTTTTCCACTTCCTATACGTTAGTTTTTCTTCGTTCCAATCGGGATACTTTGCCATGAGATACGCTCTCAGCTTTTTTCTAAGCTCCGGCCTCCTTTCCGAATTATCATAGTCTCTATGGCACTCAGGACACAGTGTAACGATGTTTTGTTCTATCCCCTTACCGTTATGGCTTCGTGGGATAAAATGCGCCACAGGGCTTCCTGTGCGCCCACAGAGGACGCATAGCTGACGGTCTCTCTCCCATACCCGCGCTTTGACCTTCGGGGGTATCTCACACGCCCTGGTTCGCTTGCTTTTCATTTTGTGTTCCCCCATTCTCTGGATAGCTGCCCTTCGAGTATCCTTATCTTTAGCTTCTGCGCGTTTATCGCTTCCACCGCCGAATCATATAAGCTCTCAGCTATGTCCCGTTCCATTCTCAGCTTGGCTATCTCTTCTTCGCCCTTGGCAATGTCCAAAAGGTGTGTTACTGGCTGCCCCTCGGCGCGGAGGACGGTAAGTCTTTTAGATAGCGCCATTCTGTACTCGCGCTCCGTTTCGGCCTTTTTCCGTCCTCGCGGTTTAAGCTCCTGCACCGCCCTATCAAGTAGGGCTTGCTCTGTCATTATTTCGTCCCACAGCTCCATTTAAGCCCCCTTTGCGTTCAGCTTGTCGAGCGTGGTGTTTAACTGCTCCCGCGTCATATTCCACACGTCCACGCCGTAGTTCTTTTTTGCCGCTTTATTGGCTAAGTCTACGCTCCCCTTACACAGGGCTATAACTTCTTCCTGCATGGCCTTTATCTCAGGGTCGGAGGAAAAGTTGTCGTACACGTTGGGCTTGAATTTCGGCTCGTCCTCCGGTAAATCCTCTCCGGCGTAAAGGTACAGCCCCAGGCCGTGACGGGCGATTGCCTTTGTGATTGACCTCTGTATGGCCTTGTTAATGTCTGTTGACGTTACCTTTTCAAGGGGTATGCTATGGTTCTTGTAGTCCATGACCGGCAATTCCTCAATGTGTTCTATGCCGTTTACGGTTACTCCGGTCTTAACCCAACAGGTTTTTCCGTCCGTGAAGTAATTCCAATCGTCTTTATTGTGGTAGATGGTAGATATGGCGTCGGGGTGGAGCTTCTTTAATTCTCCCCACGCATACGCCCACGAGAGATAATCCAGCCCGTTCTTCTTCTCCACCTTGTCCTTGACGTTGACGGAATTAAGTTCTGAAAAATAGTTCTCCATGCTCCCCTCACTTTATCTGCAAATTCTGCTTTACAACGATTTCCGCGCCCTCTGCCGTCCCGCCGGATTTCAGAAACTCCTTTATCGCCGTTTTATTAGGCACGGGGGGCTTATAGGTCAGAAGCTCGTCATGCCCCTGCGCCGCCCACTTTATAAAGGCTTCCTCGTTTACCTCGACGCTTTCGGACTTTCTGAATGTCAGCTTGTTCCGCTTGCTTTCAAACTTTTCCTTATTGGATAGCTGCATCTGCGTTGCAAGGTATCCCTTAAGCCACTCGGCCTTATTGGCCTTTGCCTTGGCTCTAGCGGTGAGGTTGTCGGCTTCCTCCTTGATGCTCTTTGCCTCTGCGGCAAGGTTCTTTATCATGCAGGCCACGTTGTCAATTTTGTCATCGAGCTGCATATCAAGGCTTTCGAGGGTGTCATACACGGCTTCTTCGGGTATCTCTCCACGGTCAACCGCGTCCATGAAGTCATTGAGATTCTTCGCTATGTCGTAAAGTGACATTATCTCGCCTCCTGTTTTAAAAGATTAGGGTCATATCGGTCATAGTAGGTGTCCTCAAACGGTTTGTAGGCTTTAGCTAAAAGGTACTGCTCCATTACACGCCCTCCTTTTCTATCTTTTTGTCTATCGCGTCACGGTAAAGAGCTTTCCACAGGTCGCGGTCATGCCGCACTTCGGCAAGCTGTTCCGCAAGCATGACGATTATTTCATCTTTTGTCATTCCGCTTTCCTCCTTGGGATAATCAGTTCTTTTGATATGTTTTTAGCTCATTCACTCCACTTGCCTGGCGTTGAGCTTGCCGCGCTCGATCAGTTTGTATATTTCGTGCCTGTCGATGCCCAGCCGCTCCCTTGTCTCATGCGTTGTCAGCCACTCGCCGTCCACTTCGACGATCCACTTCTTTTGTGTACGCGGCGGCTCGCTTTTCCCGTCCGGCAAAAACAGCGGGCAGGCGCGGATGACGTAGGACTGTATAATTGTCGTGTAGTTTTTGCCGTGGTAATAGTCGCTGCTCTTCAGCGTTGTCTCCCTTGCCTCCCAGCCCTCAACGGGTTCGGGATCGGCGTGGCGAGACCAGCTGCAGCCCATGCCCGGCGCGTTGGTCGCCCTCCGGCAACGCCAGCACAGGGTTTGTCCGGTTATGCACGCTTCCATATCTATCTCCTTTTGCGGGGTGCAAAGGCGTATCCCGCCATGCACCCGATGAAAAACATCGGTATCCCCCAGCTGAAAAATGCTCCCCACATATTTGCCTCCTTACTTCCCGTTAAGTTTTTTCCTTATTGTCCGCGTTACGCTTTCGTGAAAATACCCGTTCACATCAAACCGCGTTCTTTCCTGCTTCCGGCGTTCTTCCCGCTTCCTTTTCTCCTGCCGTGCCGTTATATCGGCGACAAACTTTTCCCTGCTTACCACGGCTCACCTCACATAGTACCCGGCGCAGTTATCGTATTTGCGCTTCCGCCTGGCTTGCAGCTCAAGGCTTTTCTCGTCCTCTACCATTGCTGCCATGCTCCGCACCAGAACCAGCGGTGATCCCTCGTGCGTGCCCTGGAGCCGCCCATCCTTGAGCATGGCGTAAACCGTCTTAGGATTCACGTTCAGCAGCTTCGCCGCCTGAATGGGCGGTACATACTCGCCGTGCATCTTCACCATGCGCTCCTCCAGCGCTTCAACGCTGTTTATACGCTCGTCCACGGCGGCGGTTATCATGTCCCGCAGGAGCTTGTTAAAATCGTTCATGGCTTACCTCCTAAATAAAAACCTTTCGCAGCTCTCTCCCGGTATCCGGTGCTTTATTCGTCCGTAGGCGCAATGCCCGCAGTTTACGGGGCTATATGCGCCGCCATAGTAGGTGTAGTGTTGATAGTAGTGCTGACAGTTGGCGCAGACTGGTTCCCGTTCTCCTATGTTGTATTTCATGGCTTCCTCCTTATCCTGTTAGCACTATGTTAGCACCTTGTGAGTAGAAAGTCAAGTTGGTTTTTGCTAACATACTGCTAAAGAGGTGGTAACAATGGCAACTAACAAAATCCAAACAGGATTGCGGCTCAACGAAACAATTTACGATAAGCTCAAAGTGCTTTCTGACCGCGAGAATCGCTCTCTAAACAATCTTATTGAGCATATCCTCCAACTACACCTTGATGATTATGAACGCACCCACGGGGCTATTGTGTTGCCTGAACAGTAACACGCCCGTTTCGCAGGGTCATTCCGAGGTCAATAAGCATCAAAAGCAAAGAATTAAGGGAAACGCCCATTTCATTAGCTACTTCGCATAGTTCGTTGTAGCGTTCTTCGGGTATTCTCAAACCTGTTTGCACTTTGTTCATATCTTTATCCCTTTCTTTGGAGGTATTTATGTCTGATGAATTATTCAAAAAACGTTCCCGCGAAGAGGCGGAGGCTTATCAGAAATACATTGAAACAAGTTTCTTTATGCCTATGCGCCGGAGAAAGAGGCGTGAATGTATCCTCCGGTGGCTTGCTCATAATTGGCTTGCCCTCATAGCCGTTATCCTCTCGCTAATCAGCACCGTAGTCTCCATTATCGCCTTAAATAAAGGTTGATTAACGTTATAACGATGGAGATCAGCGACAATACGACGCTGAAAGCGATTAGCTCTTCCTGCGTCCTCTGAACCAGCCAGTCTAAAAATCTATCCCACATTTGCTATCCTTTCTTCCTCTCCTACTTCAAGTAGTTCAAAACGCAGAGTATTATCGTGATAGTGTTGATAACGCAGATTATCAGAACGTAGGTACTATTCTCCATTACTTCTCTCCTTGTTGTTTGCCCTCATAGCCCCTTGGCGGGTGGGCGGCGGTTTGCGGCCTATTTGCCGCACCTGCCGTCTCGCCCTATTCTGAAATGGAGGTCATGTCGGGTTTTCACCCGCCAAGAGGCTATTATGGTATAATCTCGTTAAAGGTGGTGTTTCTATGCTTACAAAACTGCAATGCGATATTCTTGATGCCGTAATCGCTATGCCCCGTTTCGATTGGGATACCCTGTTATCCCAGCTTCCCTACAAGCCCGATGAGGTTTATCTTGCCTGCCTTGCGCTCCCGCCCCTGTACGCCTCCGTAAAGCCCATTATGGGCGGCAGGATAGCGGTCTTTGCCCTTACCTATCAAGGGCGCAATTACAGGGAATTACAGCGGCTTGAGAGGGTGCAGCGGTGGAAGGAGCGGGCAATCGGGTTTGTTCTTGGCGTTATTACTGGCGTTGTCGCGGAGCTTATTGTCCGGCATCTACCCTAATATCAGCCGTGTAAGCAGTATTCCTACTGCGCTCCCTAAGATATAGAGGATAATTACCCATTTGTCTTTCATCTTTCCCTCCATAAGAATGACATCGTTTCCCCCTTACGCCGTCCGTTCGTCAGCTGTTATTGTTCCTAAATTCATGCTTTTGTGTTATAATTTCCAAAACAAATTGGAGGTTTAGATGTATAACACAATTATTGTCAATGGCCTTTGCCCGACAACCGGCGAGCCGTGCGCGATTTCCGTTATATGTACAAAGGAAACTGCACTCGGCGCGGGAGGTTGGAGCAAGCGCGAACCGCATTGTACTTTGCGTCCCTGCTCTGACGAAACAGGCTGTTACACCTGCAATCTGGTTAGAACTGCCCTTTCGACAGATTGTGATAAATACTTTTCCACGGCTCGGGGAGAGGGGTAATAAAGCCGCCGCTGACGGTCACGTCCCCTACAAGCTCTACCTCGATTACGGGAGGCTTCCCTGCTTCGTGGGTGATGGTGTACTTTCGTACAATATCGCTTACCGATATGCCGTTGATGGTTATTTCTCCGCTTGTGTCGTTTGTTTTGATTTCAACGTGGTTGTTCATCGTTTTACCTCGCTATTACGGTTTAACCGTTATTTTTAAGCAAAAAATTTATCTCATTGTAATTTATCCCATATACTTCCTCGATTTTTTTAATTATAGGAATATCGGGAAACCGTTTTCCCATTTCATAATTTGCTATCGTTGCTACTGAAATGCCTATAAGTTCTGCCGCTTCCTTTTGAGATAGGTTCTTGTTTACCCTCGCGGCCTTTAATGTAATAGTCAACCGTGTCACCCCCTTGTGTCTCTATCATACTACGGTTAAACCGTAATGTCAACTCGTTTTTACGGTTTGTGTTGATTTTTTTATGGTTTAGTCGTATACTATGGGCAAGGAGGTTAATAACATGGAAAATTCTCTCGGAAATAAAGAAGTGATGGCACGTAACATAAGGCACTATATGGAGTTGAATGATGTAACCCGCATCGAATTGTGTTCGGCGTTAGGGGTAAGGTATACGACATTCTCTGATTGGATAAATGCAAGAACTTATCCCCGCATCGACAAGATAGAGTTAATGGCACGGTATTTCGGCATCACAAAAGCCGATCTTGTTGAAGATCATACCGAGAAAGATGCGTTGATTAGCTACATTCTGTCTGGGGTGTCTCAGTTAAACAACGACAATCGGGCAAAGCTCCTTGACTATCTAAAGCTGCTTTTACAAAGTCAGCGATAAGGCGTAATTGCTCTGTTGACATTCTTTCTAATGTATCACGGGTGATTTCCATTATCCTACCTCCAAACACTTGTTCTGTTTTGATAATAACACGTTAGATTCAAAAAGAAAGGGGGAATTTGTATGAGAGTACCATAAACGGGACTGTGCTCGCCGATGTTGCACAAATCGTGCCGCAAATTTTAATCGGCAGGGGCGATTTCTCACCCCCGCCTAAGACGGTGGAGAAGCATCGGGGAACCGTCCTGAATAAAGCATAGCATTTATACCGCTCTAATCAATACTCATAAAGAAGCGTTTCGCTAACATTCTTGTTTTTTCGCCACACATAAATGAAGAAGGTGATACTATTTGTTGTTATATGAACATTTACGCGCCATGAAGGACGCAAGTAATATGACGGCGCAGCAGATAGCGGACAAAAGTAGTGTGCCCGTTGCCACGGTAAACCGCGTGCTTCAGGGCTTAACGGAAAATCCGGGGTTTGATACGGTCTACAAACTGGTAAAGGCCATGGGCGGGAGCCTGAACGATCTGGACGAGGATAGGGTGTGTGAGCCGGAATCGCTGACGCAGTTATATGAAAGAGGGTTAGAGTACAGGGAACGGAAGATAAGGAAGCTGGAACGCACGATAATGATAATAGCAGTATTTACTTTTATTGTTATGGCGGCGGTCATAGGAATGCTGGTATATGATATGATGCACCTCGATAGAGGGTGGATAATAAAATAAAGAATCCCCCGTGCCGAATTAGAGGGCGGCAACAGGGGATAAGGCGGATGCTTCTCCGCCTCCGATTTTAACACAACGGGAGGTTTTTGTAAATGGCAAGGCAAAGCGACGGGAGATACCGGGCAAAGGTGACGGTTGGAAACGGTATCGTCAAGTACGTTTCAGGCAGGACGAAGAAGGAGCTGGAGGCCGCAAAGGAGGCTATCCGGCAGGAATATATCACCGGCAGGAATACGCCGGAAAACGCCATGTTCGGCGCATACGCCATACAATGGTATAACACATACAAAAAGCCGAATATAGGCGCATCGGCGCAGAGCAGTTATAGAACCGCGCTGAATAAGCACATATTGCCGGTGCTGGGGGATAAGCGTTTAGCGGCGATATCCGCCATGGACTTGCAGGAGCTTATCAACTCAAAGGCGGATACCTGCACAACGATAATTGAGAATGTATATCATATTCTGGAAAGCATATTCAAACGGGTATATACGGAAGGGATAATACCCCGCGATATAACCGTAGGATTAGAAAAGCCGTCCAAGGCCAAGGAGAGCCGCCGGGCACTGACGGAGGCGGAGGAAGAAGCGGCAAAGAAGCTGATGCAGGAGGAAAACGGCCTGCTGGTGGCATTGCTATACTATACCGGAATGAGACTCGGCGAAGCCCTCGGCCTGCAATGGGAATGCGTTGATTTCAGGAAGAAGGTCATACACGTCCGGCAGCAGGTCAATTTAAGGAAGGGAACGATAGCCCCGCCCAAGACGAAGGAGAGCATACGGGATATACCCCTGCCGGACGAGCTGGCGGAAATGCTCGTGCGGGGATTCCCGCAGGCGTTTGTATTCCCCGCCCCCGATGGAACGTACTACCGCAATTCCTCATCAAACAGGCTATGGCGTTCGCTGATGGAGCGCATGGCAGAGTTGGAGCCGGACATAGAGACAAGAGAGGACGGTTCCTCTATCCTCACGCCGCACTACTTCCGGCATAATTACGCCTCAATACTGTATAATGCGGGTATAGACGTTTTAAGCGCAAAGAAGTTTTTAGGGCATAGCAACGTAAAGACTACCCTTGAAATTTATTCACACCTTTCAAAGGAAAAAGAGGACGCAAACGCCGCCGCCGTGAGAGGTGTTTTCAAAAAAAGGTTGCCGGAAAGTTGCCAGAGCGAAACCACAAAATGAGCACAAGCAATCAAAAAAGCCCTAAATACCTAAGAAAAACGCCCGTGTAACACAGGCGTTTTTGCTTTGTGGTATCCGGCGGCTACCTATTTTTTATTGGTTTTTAACGGTTTTTTCTTCCGTAAAAAGTGCCTGTTTATCTACCTTTTTCAAAATCAGCCTTTAATAAGGTTTCTAAAAAAGGTTGCCAGAAAGTTGCCAGCTACCCAAGGAAATATTTTTCAACCTTGAAATCCTTGCCGTCAATATCGTTGATGAAGTCTTTCGCAAGGCTGAAATAAAACTCCGCATCTTCACCCTTGCCTACCATTTCGGCGGTATCGTGGCTGTCGTTGTAGTACATATTCATGCACAGATAGTATTTGCATACCGCCGTTATGCCCTTCGTTGCCAGAAACGCCTTGATGGTATCATAGTCCCATTTTTGACCGTATGGGCGCATACCCTTGACTATCTGCCGCGCCTCTTCGGGAGTTATCCGATATGCTATCTCTTCGAGGCAATACATTGTTTCTCTGTACACCTCCGGCAGGCGGTCTTTTACCGTGTGCATCATATCAGAGAGCGCATCGGTCACTTCCGTCATATCGGTGTGCCTTTCGGATATCAGGCGTATGATCTCCTTAAAGCTCATTACTCTGCGCCTCCGTCAATGCTTGCAAGGCTGTTAGCGGGTGTGCAAGTTTTATTGAGCAGTTTAAAGCTGCCACCAGTGGCGTTGGTTTTTACGATAGTGGCATACCTGGTGCGGGTGCGTATGGCGCAGGCTGTGACCTGGTTGCAGCAGTTGCCTATCAGCGGGTACTGCTCCGTGCCTGTTCCGATGGTGATGAGTACAGGTGCGGTTATAGTGGTAGCCGCTGGGATAGACTGAGCTACCACGATGCAGTATTTCTGATTGTCGTTATAGTTGCCTGCCGGGAGGTTGATTATCAGCCCGGTTCCCGCTGTGAAGGTAACGGCCTGGGAGATTATAAGGTTAGGGCAGAGTTTGCATACATTTTTACAAGCCATTTTTTATGCTCCTTTCAAAAATCAAGGGGCAGCATACGCCGCCCCGATATATCACGGCATAGCCGGAATTAGCAGCAGCAGCCGCAGTTGTTACCGCAGAAGGGAGAATTACCCGCGTTGTAGGTGTAACCGTTGGGATAGCGGACTACACCGTACATACGGTTATCCATTTCAAGGCTGGAGACTTTGTCCCTGAGAGACTGAATCTCGTTTGCCTGGATCATGGAGCGGGTGGCCTCGGCCTCGGCGTGGATAGCGTTGGTGATGTCACAGGTGTTCTGGTTCATCTGCGCTGAGAGGTTGGCTATACCGAGCCTCTGTTCACAGCAGCAGTTTGCGAGCTGGCTGGACAGGTTCCGGCCTTCGGTGGTGATAGCGTTGTTCAGCGCGAAGGTGGAATCACATATACCGTTGCCGATGTTAGTCAAGCGGTCATTGATCTGGCCGAAGTGCTGACCGAAGAGAATTTCCTGCTGAGACGCAGCGGTGGCATACTGTCCAAATTCGCCCTGGCGGTTCCAGCCGCCAAAGCCGCCGCCCATCATAGCAAAGATCAGGATTAAGGCAAATATCCAAAACCCCGAACCGCCAAGGTTTTCGTTGCCAGTCACGGCAGCGATATCAGAGAGAGAAGGTGAATCCATAATTGTTATTTTCCTTTCTTTTATTCAAAATCCGGCCGTACGCTCCGGTTTTTGGTTGTATTTTTATCACGATTGTGTTATAATCCTCCCATGGAGGTGGTGTAATGTCATTAGACAAACTCAAGTCCCATATTGGGGAGCGGTACAATATGTTAACCATTATTGATGTAGTCAGGCCCGACGGTTATAAGCAAGCAGTTTTTAAATGTCAGTGCGATTGCGGTAATGCCGTCTATGCTTTTCCTTATCAGGTGTATACCGGTAAGACAAAATCGTGTGGCTGCTACAAGCAAGCCTTGCTCGTAGCAACCCGCCGTACACACGGGGGAAGCAAGAACCCGCTTTACCTCGAATGGCGTTCGATGGTTTCTCGGTGCCACAATCCAGAGTCATATAATTTCAAAGACTATGGCGAGCGGGGGATAACCGTTTGCGATGCTTGGCGCAATTCGCCGCAGGCATTTTACGATTGGGTGGATTCGACCGGAGGTCGTCCGAACCGCGCGACGCTTGACCGCATTGACAATAACGGACCGTATTCGCCTGAAAACTGTGTTTGGGCTACTATGCATCAGCAAAGCCGCAATAAGCGCAGCAACATTTTCGTTACCTACCAAGGGCGGACAAAATGTCTGGCCGATTGGGCGGAAGAGTTGGGGCTAAGCCACGAAACTTTGCGTTATAGATATCACCGTGGCATGACACCCGAACAGATATTGCACAAGGGCCCGCTGCCCAATTCAGGTCGATTTAAGCCCAAGGCGCGTTAGAGTTCACCGCGTACCTGTGACAGAATATCCTCGGGGTCTATCCCGTATTGTTTGCAGGCCGCATAAAACATCTGTTTAGGGTCGCCGTTGCCTATCATCTGCTTTATCTTCTGCATTTGCCCAGGAACGGACATCATCTGTTTAGCCTGCGCTATCATTTGTGGGTTGAGTTTCCTCGGACTTCCTCCGCTTAGCATTTGTAGTATCGGGTTTGGCATTTATCATTTCCTCCAATCTGGCTATTCTCTGTTCAAGGCCGTTCACATCGACAGGCGGAGCGGGTTTATACGGGGTTATGCTGTAAGGCGAGAGAGAGGGGAACCCCGCCCCGTCCGTTGTTTTAAGCCACACTATGGGGGCCGTTTCGTCCAACAGAAGAACGGAGCTATTAGGGGGCATTTGATACGCCTTTGCGCCGCCCTCGCCGTTCACTTTGACTACTTCGGTTCGCTGATATTGGGTTTGCTGGTTAAAATAAGGTTGGTATGGATACACTGTTTCACGCTCCCTTCTACCTGAATTTTGGCATAAAAAAAGAGCCGATAGGATTGCTCCCATCGGCTATTTATCGGCTATTTACAGTGCGTTTTCAGTTGTTTTTCGGCAGCCTTGCACCGCCTTCGTATCTGGTCATATTCAAGGGGTATTTCAAATTTAAGCTGGTACTCGCCCGTCAGAGCGTCGTATGGCACCCCGTCTAAAAGGCGGCGGGTTATCAGCCAGCGGTCTTTTTCGTTATGTATCCATTCGTGTATGAGTGCTTCCCACTCTGACCGGGGGCGGGAATTTAGCAGGGTCTTGTCCATATAATAAGAGGCCGCTTCTCCAAAAGCCTACACCTCCTTTATACAAGATTTGCCCCCGCCGAAGCAGGGGCTATTGAAAGGGAATCCCGTCCGGGGGCTACTGTTTGTTGTAGTTTGCCGAGGATATACCCAGCACCGCACCGAGGAACGTGTCAACGGCGGTGATGGTGCCGACGATCTCCTCAGGATAGGGGAGGTTCCAGATACCCGCAAGGGCAAAATAGAGGGTGCCTATGGCGGGGAGCCAGATCAGGGCGATTGCCTTGAGAATGTCGTATACCTTGTTCGAGAGTTTCATTTTCTTTTCCTCCTTTAGTTGTTGTGTGCTTCGAGCCTGTCCAGCCGGTGGTGGGCGCTTTTCGCGCTTTCTTCCACACGAGCCACGCGGCGGTCTATGTCCTCGATTTTTGTAGCCTGCGCCCGCATATCGAGTTTGATATCGTCCACGCCGCGTTTGATGTAATCCACGTCCGATTTAAGCGCGGTGTCAATGGCGGTGTCGTGTGTAGCCGCATCAACCGCGTCCTTTCTCGCGGTCTTTATGTGGGCAAGCCAGCCCAGCAAAATGCCGCTCAGTCCCGTTACGATTGCCCATATCCATTCTTTGGTCATGGGTGCTCCTCCTTATTTTTTTAGTGTGCCTACATAGATTTTGCCGTCCACAGATACGGTAGCCTGCAACACGTTCGGTAGCTCTATCGGTGCCATGCTGTGTGCCTGGCAAAACGCTCGTATGGCCGCAATGGTGTTTTTGCCCGCTATGCCGTCAGGATCGCCGGCGTCATAGCCCAGGGCGTTAAGGGCAGTCTGCAAGGCTTTGATGTCGTCTCCCCGCATCATGGGGCTCGTCAGGGTTATGATCTTCCGCGCCTTTACCTCCTCCTTTTCTTCCTCCTGCTGGAGCATGGCAAGCCGCCCCCAGTGCGTCCAGCTGCCATCGGACAGCTTGCGCTTGCATACGCCATCGTCGCGGCCTTTCGCCTCTATGGTGTAGCCGCCGCCGACGTATACGCCGACATGTACCATTTTCTTGCTGCTTTCGTTGTACTTAAATACGAGGTCGCCCGCACACATGGGGGTTTTCCCGGCGTAGCCCCTGTTTTCGCCGCACATACGGTAAAGCCCCTGGGCGTTGGTGTCGCCCTTCATCCAGTGCCTTATGTCGCTGATGTAGTGTACGATGAGGCCAGAACAGTCGAATGCGTAGAGAGGCCGTTTTTCGGCCTTCTCCATGAATTTCACGGCGCGGTTGTAATTCGTGTCGCTGGTTTCGCGCCGTTCTATCCATGCGTAGGGGTCGCTCATGCTGTCAACCTGCTGCCCCTGCGCCCCCCAGACGTACATATCCCTGACATGACTTTCGAGGTATTCTATGAAGCCTGTTACTCTGCTCATCTGCGCTTACCTGCCACCGCGAGGCCAAAGCCTATCAGGGCTATGGATACCGCATACGCGAGGACGGAGGCGCCGCCGGTCTTGGGTATCACCACGGGATTTTTTGCAATGGGCTGTTCGGCGGGCTGTGCGGCGTTAAAATAGTAGGTCTTGCTTACAGTCCTGTTTTTCTGCATGGCGTTGTAGAGTTCTTCTGCCGTGGTGGCGTTGTCGTAGGCCTTGTCCTTGACGGTTATACGGAGGGCGGCGGGCTGGTCGGTAACTATGCCGCTCAGGTAATATGTGCCAGCCTCCAATCTCAGGTCGTTTTCGTCCAGCTTTACCCCGTCCAGTTCGATTATAAGCTCCATATCGGTCAGGTCGTAAAACCGGGGTATGCCTATGTCCACTTTGAGCAAAAACAGCTCATTATTGACGTAGGTTTTGGATACCGCCTTGCCGGTCTGGTAGTCCAGCGCGGTTATATCCAGAGTTACGGGGTCTGCGGCGTAGGCTATGGTGCAAAGGCACAGCATGAGCATTACCGCGAGGATACAAGTGAGTTTCTTCATAATGTTTTCCTTTCTTTTTAGAGTTTTATGCAGCGGTTCTCGAACTTCTTATATGCATCGAGGTACACTTCGTTTTTGTCGCCGTTGTAAGTGACCTCATAATACATACCATCGTGGAGTTTGGTGGATACCAGTGCCTTCCAGTTCTGGAGGGTCTTGCAGTGCCAAACAACATAGGTATCAGTCATGTTGATCTCTATGCCGTTTGTTTTGTCGAGGTGCTCGTTTACATAATCTCTAACGATTTCACGAGCTTTGAGTGTGTAGTCCATAATTCTTTTCCTTTCTTTATTTTTGTTTTTTAATTATGAAAAAAGAGCCGTGCGGCTCCTTATTCCGTGTATTCGCTCCATTTGGAGCTGCCCGCCTTGGGCTTGTAGACGGTGGATTTGATGTGCTGCTCGGTGCATTGCCACGTTTTGCCGTTGTAGGTAACTATGGTATCCACCTCTATCACCGTGCCGTCCTCGATGTCGCCCCACGCGGGATAGGTCACAGTCTGCACCGCCCAATATGTGCCGAGGTTTGCGGCAGGGGGCTTGTTGCGGCTGTATTTGAGGGCGACATATCCGCCCTCAACTGTGTCTCCGGCTATGTAGCGGGTCTCAGCGTCCCACGGTGCGCCTTGCGTGGGGGTGGGGGTAAGCCCCGCCCGCGCCGCCGTCAGCACCTCTACAAGATCGGTCTCGTGCGCCTTGATTTCCGCTTTACGCACGGCTACCAGCGCCATAAGTTCACTGCGCGTCATTTACATTCACCCCCAGCTCCGCAAGCGCGTCTATATAGTCCTGCGTGGTGGCCTGCGCCTCATGCTCTGTCCAGCTCTGGACTATCGCTTCGCCGCTGTCCTCCCACATTTCGGTATAATAAAAGCCCTCCTTTGAGGGCATGGGGGAACGGGTCACGGGCTTATAGCCCAGCTCCTTTATTGCCGCATCGTCATTGGTGGAGAGGTGCGCCCCTGCTGGGTGCGTCACACCGTTGATTATAAGCGGCGACTTCAACTCAACCGGCAGGCGTAAATATTCGGGATACCCGCCCGCCAGCTTGGCATAGTTTGTGTTTAGCATTGTATTGCTCCTTTTATAGGATTAGATTATATGAACCGTCTGTATTTGGTGTAGCATTGTAAGGTGTATCGGAGGGTATTACAAAAGCGGGGGCAACGCCATCGCTATTATTAGAAGAGTTGCCATAAACTGTAATACCACCCAAATAATCAACATATTTCACGCCGCCATGGTAGCCGGAAGTATACCCTCCGGTGGAATATTGTGAAGATAACCACCATTCCTCTCCATAACCATTTTTCGTTCGTATTCTGCTTGCATCGTTTGTGTATAATTGCAAACCTACTCCCTCCATTGCAGTATTACCTTCATAGGTGGTATTCGCTCTTCCGCTCATCATAGTCAGCGTTGGAACAAACATCTTACGAGTAATACTCTCAGAACCGGCGAGCGCGAACGTTACATCCATCATTTTATTACGGAGCTTCTGAGGCATTCTATTGTAAATAGTTGTTTTTACCAAATTGTCCAAAGTGCTGTTGGCGTAAAAAGAATACTCACCAAATTTCGAACTGGAATAGATGTTTTTCCTCACCAGTACCACGCCGCCGCTCACAAGATTATCCTTGTCCGCTATCTCATAGTTAGGCGCACCCGCTCCACCGTCCGTGCCTACATTTATCAACGCCCCCAGCGGCAAATCGGATATAGGCGCACCGCCATGACCTGCCATCATCATTCTGCGCCGCAAGGCAAACTGCAAGGGTATCATGCGCTCACAACCTCCTGCACTGCCCACACACCGTTGTATACGTCAAATTCGTAGGTCTTGCTTGCCTCTATTGCCGGGGCCTCGCCTAAATAATTCGCCCCGCTCACAAACGACACCGCAACCGAGGCCGCCGTACTGAATGTGCCGTGCGCCCAGCCGGAAGCTGGCGGGGTAAACACGTATGTACCCACAGGAGAGGATACGTTATATATAGTGTTTGCCGTCAGCGCCGCGCCGCTGGCGGGGAGGGAGGAAGCGAGGGCGGGCGCGGTCAGGTAGTCCACGCCGCCTGCGGCCTGTGTCACTTTGCCGCCTGCGCCTTTGAGCAGGCCGTTAATGTTGGTCGCGGTGTCGGCGGTTATCTCGTTAGGGCCAGCGGGGCCCTGTTCGCCCTGTTCGCCGGGGTCGCCTTTGGCTCCCGTGTCGCCCTTTGCCCCCTGCGGGCCTTTGATGCTGACGCTTGCGGGGTTATCCAGCCCGCCGTTGTTGCTCCATGAGATAACACCATCGGCAGAGACAGCGGGGGTAAAATACGGCCCGGTGTCGCCCTTGGGGCCGTCCGCGCCCTTGGGGCCTTGGATACCCTGCGGGCCTTGTTCACCCGTATCGCCCTTCGCGCCGGGGTCGCCTTGCGCGCCTTTTTCGCCCGTCGCGCCTTTTTCGCCCTGCGGGATACCAAACTTAAAATCAAATACCTTTGCGGTGTCCGCGCCGCTTGCCGTTACCTTTACGGTGGCGGCGGCTCCGGCGGTGAGAGTGTTTGCCGTAGCAGTGGGCGTGCCAAACCCTGCGGCTGTGCCGGGGTCGCCTTTTGCGCCGGGGTCGCCCTGCGGGCCTTGCTCTCCCTGTATGCCCTGTTCGCCCTGCTTACCTTGTATGCCCTGCTCACCCTGCGGGCCTTGCTCTCCTGCGGGGCCGCGCTCACCTGTGAGGCCCTGCTCTCCCTGTGGGCCTTTTATGTTGGCGTCGGGAGGATTAGCGAGGCCGCCATTATTGCTCCATGAGATTATGCCATCAGCGGATACCGAGGGGGTAAAGTAGGGGCCGGTGTCGCCTTTTGCTCCAGCGTCTCCTTTCGCTCCCTGCTCTCCCTTTGCGCCCTGCTCACCAGTCGCACCCTGTTCGCCCTTGGGAACGCCGAACTTAAAGGCGAATACCTTCGCGGTATCTGCGCCGGAAGCTGTCACCTCTACAGTAGCGGGGGTTCCCGCGTCAAGGGTGGTCGCCGTGGCGGTAGGTGTGCCGAATCCGGCGGCTTCGCCCGTGGGGCCTTGTTCTCCCCTTGCCCCCGTATCACCCTTCGCGCCGGGGTCTCCCTTTGCGCCCGTATCGCCTTTAGGGCCAGTGGGGCCTTGCTCACCTTTTGCGCCCTGCAAGGGGCCGTTGTTTACCCACTTGGAATTTACGCCGTCCCAGATATATATATCATACGGTTCGCCCGCGCCCACGCCGTAAGCGTCACCAGCGGAGGGGTTAGATACTCCGGCTTGTAATGCGGAGAGGGAAGCGTAATAGCCCAACACGGCAAATCCTTCGCCCGTGTCGCCTTTGGCTCCCTGTGCGCCCTGTGGCCCCCGTATATTGACTGTGGCGGGGTTTTCCAGCCCGCCGTCATTACTCCACGATAAATCGCCGTCAGCGGTCACAGAGGGCGTATAGTGCGCTCCTGCGGGGCCTCGTTCGCCTGTGGCTCCCGTATCCCCCTTGGGGCCCGTTTCTCCCTTGTCTCCGGGGTCGCCTTTAGGCCCTTGGATACCCTGTTCACCTTTGGGGCCAGTGGGGCCCGTTTCTCCTGCGGCTCCTGTGTCGCCTTTATCGCCTTTCTTGCCTTCGGGGCCTTGGGGGCCGACGGGGCCAGCGTCGCCCTGCAAGCCTTTCTTGCCCTCCGGGCCTTGCGGGCCGGTAGGGCCTTGCTCACCACGGGGGCCTTGCAAGCCTTGTATACCCTGTTCGCCCTTGGGGCCTTGTATTCCTGCGGGGCCTTGTACACCCTGCGGGCCTTGGAGGCCTATGGGGCCTATTTCACCCTTTTCACCCTGCGGGCCTGTGGGGCCTGTGGGGCCTGTGGGGCCTGTCGCGCCTAACGCCTGGGATACTAAGTCCTGCACCTCGGCAAGAAGCTGTTCCGCCACACTGGGGGTGGGAAGGTTGGAACCGGGAAGGTCGGCTATTATCTCAATGGGCCGCGTTCCCGTCCACTTGGCTATGATGTTCTTTTCATCGTTCGCCAGAGTGGCTAAAAGTGTGAGGTTCATCATGCCCCGCTTGCCCGTAAACAGCGGCGTGATATGCCATGTAAGGGTTATATCTTCCCCCACATCTTTATACAGCACATACCTTGCTTCCGTGCCGTCCATGGGCCAGTACGCCTTTATGGTGAACCCTGCGGCGGCAAGGTCTACATCACGGGCATCTAAGGGTATGCTGATAGTGACGGTATCCGCCAGACTTTCACCCTCGATAACAAGGGACTGTATAGGGGTGGTGAGAAGATACTTTCCGTCAACCGTTATTCTGTGCATTGTTCGTCCTCCGCAAGTTTTTCTAAGGCCAGAATACAGCCTAATTTCGCGTCTAAGTCCGCTTTCGCTACAACGGGTATAGAAGTATTAAGTGTGCGTATTATCGCTTGTATAACGGCTTTCTGTTCGTCTGTCATTGTTCTAACCTCTTTATCCTTTCGTCAAGTTGTCTAAGCAGGCTATGTGTAGCCTGTGCGTCAGCCCACAGAATAGCCGGAACGCGGTCGTATTCCACCGATTCAGCTATTACCTCCCGCGTTCCTTTGTCAGTTTGGTAATCTACCAGCCACGGAAATTCCGTTTCAAGCTCCTCGGCGATAAAGCCGTAAAAATAGCGGCCTTTGTCTAAGCCGCTTTTAGGAGTATATGTGACCGCTCTCACACGGTCTATTCTGTCACTTACGCTGTCATACTCCCTGATATCGTGTATCTCCTTTTTATATCGTATGGAAGATGAAACCATACCTAAAGAGTATCCACCGCCACCCGAATATGAAACTAATCGAGTATTGGCACTGCCGCTTGCGCTTGGTGGGGATGTCATAAAGAATCTGTTATCAGTCGTTAAGTTACCTTCAGCATATAGATTACCTTTCACTGATAGCCCGGTATATCCCTCTATATCCACGGCTCCCAAGGTCAGTTTTCCGTATGTATTGCCATACAAGGTGACACCGTTACCCGTAAGATTGTTTCCGTTTATGGTAAACCCCGCAATCGTACCGCCTGATGCCTTAAGGTTGCCGGTGGTCACTGAGCCGCTTATGGTGGCGTTTACGCACGTCATCTTGCCGCTGGTGTCTATCTGGAAGTTATTGTTCGCCGTGACAACGCCGTTAAGGTTTATCTTTGACGCGCTTATTGATACCGCTTCCGAGCTTTGATTTATGGTGGAAATAATATTGTCCTTGGTGACGGTGCTCGACAATCCCTCGGCGGTTATTTCAAGCTGTGTCTGCATATTCTGCGTCCATGTGGTAGGCATACATACGGTGTTATCTACCACCCACGCCGAACCAGTGTAACGCTTTATTTCCTTTGTCGCGGGATTGTACCAGTATTCGCCCTCCTTTGCGCCCGTAGGCGTGGCGGTCTGATTGTATTTAGGGGAGATGACCGTCTGCCACGCGGAACCCGTCCATACCTTTATCTTGCCATCGTTGTACCATTGATACCCCGTGTTCGCGGTTTTCTGGTCATCGTCCCACCCTAAAGAGGGGTCGGTGTCGGATTCAACAGGGGTCAGGAAAGCTACCCGTGTGACCGTCTGCTTCATTCCCTCAACGGTCATTTCTATTTCATGGGCTGCGCGTCCGGCTATGAGCGTCCGGCGGTTCTCCGCGCTTATGGCGGGGCGTGAGGGGGAGCCGGAGCTTATGTACTGTATCCTTGCCCGGCCCTTAAAGGTCAAGTCAATGCGGTAAATGGGGAAGGTATAAGCCCCATCGTCCGTGACTACCTTTATCATGTCGCCCGCTTCCAAAGACCAATCGCCCTTGGCGTCCAGCTCGACAGGCGTAAACGCCGCAAAGGAGTTCAAGCGGTTGTAGATAACCTGTGCATAAGGTCTTATCTGTGCATCGGTATAGCCGTACAGCATAGGGCAGTCTATTATCTGATAAGCGTTCGTCCCCGTGCCGACTATTACGCCTATGTCCTTTTCGGACGCGGCTACTTGTAATTTGTCTATCTTGGCTACCTGATACTCCGATACCACGGCGTTATAATAGTCCGCAGAATTGGCGGTCTTATTAAAGGTAACATCGGCATCGGTGAACCACGCCAGTTCACATACCCCGCTTCGGGATATGCGGGCAAAGGAACACGCCGCCTCGGCTATCCATTGAAGAACTTCCCGGCAGAGAACATCTTGCGTCCTGAACAGCGGCGAATCAAAGGTTTTCCCTGAATTGGGGAAGTCTGCCGTTGAAGCGGGTACGCCGACATGAGCGCAAAGCGCTGTGAAAATATTTTTTAGTGTAGTCGGGTACGAAAGAGAATTAAGAAAAGCATCTGCGCTCACATCGAACTTTACCATTCTGTCATGGGCGGTGATGCTTATTTTTTTAGGTTTTAGTTTATCGGGCTTTTCGGAGATAAACACGCCCAGAGGAACGTATTCGTATTCTTCCCCCACGAGTACGCCTATCGAGGCGGTGAACTCCGTGCCGTCAAAGTTAAAAGAGGACAGCCCCCCGTCAAAGTTAAGGAGTTCTATCCCCAGTTCTGCGGAACACGCCGCACCTATCGTCAGTTCTTCGCCCTCAAATGCCATGCTTGAATAGGTCAAGCCGGAGATAGAGAGGTTTTGTTCCGCTATCTGATTTTCGCCGAATGTCAGCTTTAGCTTTTGGGGCTTGCCCGACATTACGGCGTTACGAAAGCCTGTGCTTACTGTGTACATTTTGCCTCCAATAAAAAAGACACCCGAAGGTGTCACGGAGTATCTATCTTAATGAGCCGATAATTCCGAGTAAAAGCAATATGCCGAATGCGATTAGAATTTTGGTCAGGCAACCGCTCTTCTTAGGTTTACCGCCCAGATATACATTAAATCCGCCGCCTGTCGGCGTGTCGTTTATATTTACCGATTTGGTTTCCGCTGGAACGGCGTTTGCGCCCTTGGTCACTATCTTCGCGGAACCCTCTGCATTGCCGTACAGTCCATACCCGCGCTGGAACCAGAGAGAAATTTTCGCGCTATCCCGCCTGTCTTTTATGGTTATTCGTGCTTTAATGGCTTCATTCCTCGTTCTTATGTCAAACACGTGCCTGCCTACCGGGCATTCTATAAAACTGCGTTCGCCCAAACCGAGCCGACACACTTCTTCACCGTCCTCGCTGACTACAATTTGTTCGGCGTATGAACCTTCCAACTCCGGGCGTTCTATTATCACATTAGGTTCGAGTATCGTTGTTTTTACACGTTCCAAGCCCTCTTGTGCCTCCTGATTGTCCATGTCAATATCAAGAGCACGGTCGTAATATTTTTCGGCGTCATCAAGCATTTGCCGTTCTTCGTAGTCTTTCGCTCTTTTGAGAATGTTATTGATTTCGGACGAGCGATTTATGTTTACCGTTCCGCTCACTTTCTGTACGGCATCGGCGATCATTATCTTGGTTCCGCAATAATTACAGAAACCAAATTCCCTATCCTGATCTAACTCTATATCGGCATTACAGTTCGGGCATTTAAGAGCTATTATTTTCATAACAAACCCCCCTAAAGATATGTAATTTCATTATCACGCCTTTAGGGGGAAGTGTCAATACTCTATTACCGTCATGCTCAAGGAAATATACGCCTTGTTCTTATCACCTTCGGGGAACCAGATAATTTCTTCTTTCCTGTCGCCTACATAAAACGTGCCGGAATAGTTACCCGCAAGGGTCTTAGGGTTCGGACAGGTAAAAGGAAAGCTGTCGGAATCGACAGCCTGTAATATCGCCGAGCACAGCTCCCATGTCAGCACGTCCCACGACAATTCAACGGTCAGCTTCTGCGCTACCATTGTTCGGTTGAGTGTGCCGGAAGCGTCTCTTTCAGCCTCCGTGTCAAGGTCGGCGAGTGTCATATTCAGTTTAGAGGGGTCGGGGAGCGTATAGCTCCCCACCTTTAAGCCTATATCATATCTATACATCACACGTTACCTATGGCAATATTGTTCATATTAACCGATTGATTGACTATCCTGCCCAGCTTCGCAGAGGGATACAGTGCTATCTCCATATCCTTATCCGCTATTCTCTTGAGCAGGGCTATGATGGTTTGGGTATCCTTATCGTTCAGCCCGCCCATTATGGATTGCAGTTTATCAAGGGGGGCTATGACTTCGGGATTATTCTTGGCGTTGGCGTATTCGCCTACCCTTGCGAGGGTATCGCCATAAGCAAGGCCGCCCTGCGCCAGCAGGGGAATAGTTTTAAGGGTAAATAATTGTTTGTCTACGCCCGCGAATATCGTTTTGCCGCCAATAACAAGAGGATCAATGGTAATGTGCATCTTCTCATTTACCCAGTTGATGAGCTTGTTCATCAGCGATATAGCAGCGTTAATGGCTTTCTTGAACACGTCCTTAAACGCGAGCTCAACTCCGTCCATAGCAGAAGTCCACTTTTCTTTTGTGAACCACGGCTCAACGTTCTCACGGAACCATTTCACAATGCCTAAAGTGTTCCACCATTCAACGACGGCCTCCCATTTCTCTCCGATGCCTTCTTTCATGCCTTCACCGGCTTCTGCCCACTTTTCTTTAGTCAACCACGGCTGAACCTTTTCCTCGAACCACTTGGCGATCCCAGTATTCTCCCACCACTCCTTGAAGCTGTTCCATTCTTCGCGGAGGTTATCCAAGCTAAGGGTTGCACCCTCCGTGTTAAGGCGTATTTGTTTCTCGTTTTCGGGTTTAAGGTTTTTCCACCATTCAACGGTTTTGTCCCAGTCTCCTGTTGAATTTTTCTGGCTTATTGCGGTATCCACACGCAGAGTTTTCCATTGGTCGGCATTCGTTTTTTCCCACCAATTTATAAGGTTTTTTGTTTCATCATCCTTTGTTTCTAAGGATACTGTACCGCCCAACTGTATCTTGTCGTGTTTGCCGTCATTAAGTATATCCATCTTTTCATTGGACTGCCCAAGACCTTTATTTATGCCGTAGAATATCTTCTGCTTCGCCTTTAGTGCTGCGATTAGGAGCCGCCACGCTTTCTCCGCTATTGATTCCCAATCAATATTTTCAAGCATTTCCTGCAACTTCGAGCTTACCTCGTTCCAGTTCGTTGTTTCTATAATACCTGTCAGAAAATCAAGAACACTGCCTATCTTCGCCTCTATAACATCAGCGGTCGCGGCTGCATCCCAATCTTCCACAAAGCCATTGATAAAATCGCCTATGCCTTTTCCGAGGTCGCTCCATTTGATACCTTTGAGCCACTTTGCAACAACCTTCATAGCAAGGTTAAACCCGTTGGCGAGGGTATTGCCGAGCTTACGGAAGTTGAAGTTCTCTATAAAGCCGTTTACCGCTTCTACGATATCCTGAACGGTTTTCAGTATCTTAGGTCGGAGCTTATCTATCCAACCGTTGAGCTGGCTTACTGCGGTATTTAAGCCTTGTGCAATGACTGTACCTACACCTTTCCAGTCTCCGGCTTTTATGGCGGCTTTAAGTTTATCCATCCATTTGGAAACATCGGTCGGAAGCATACTCTCAACAGATGTTTCCTTGAACATGCCGGAAGTATCCGCGCCTCCTGTTCCGCCGCTGTCTTTCTGCTGCTGAATAAGGTTGATCTGGTCGAATCCCGCAAGAGTGCCTTTCAGATCTTTTGCGGCTTTGTTGGATTTATTAAGGGATTTTGCGTAATCCTGCTGCACATATACCGCCTTTGTAAAGGTGGAATCGCCTCTGAATTTTGCGAACAGTGCGCCCAGCATATTAAACAAACCGGCTACCGCCTGTATTATCTTGTTTATTACGGGGAGTATGGATTGCAGAGCAGGAAGCAGCATAGCTGCTATACTGTTTTTGACATAAGTAAAACCGCTTTGCAGCTGGGACATGGCGGCGTTGGCCTTACTACTGGCCTGCACCATATTATTCATACCTTCGGTAGTTCCCATGATTAAGGCATTGATACTTCGCCATATAATCATACGCGACAGTATCTTTGTCACAGCCTTTCCCATTTTAGAGAAACCAGAAGTAATATCTTTTACTTTGGTTTTAACCGCATCTACAGCCTTGCCGAATACTTTCTTTACAGCTCCGGCTATTTTCGATACGACAGCTCCGACTTTTGCTTTTATCCCTCCAAAAGCCGTGACGGTCTCGCCAAACTTCTCTTTGATTGTCCCGACCTTTTCCCTGAATGCGTCGAACTTACTGCCGGCCCCTTCCGTCTCGCCTTGTATTTGTTGCATTTTTTGAATGGCTTCATCAATACTTGGAATCCAGTTTTTATCTTTTTCCCTGAATGCCTGTGCAATACTCTTACCACCATTATCTTCCCAAAGAGCGCGACGCTTGGCGTATGCCTCGTTTGCATCAGTACGGGCTTGCGCTTCATCCTCTGCGGCGGCGCGTATCCTTGCCGCCGTTTCTTCGGCGGCATTGGCGGCCAGCTTCGCCCAACGTATTTCATCAGCTCGTGCAACAGCTTCTTTTTTTGCCGTCTCTTCCGCCGCTTTATTGGCTTTTGAAAGCCTTTGTTTTGCAATAGCCAACCGCGCATTGGCTTCTTCCATTTGAGCCGCGTATTTCACCCTTGCGGCTTCGGTTTTAAGCGCTTCCCTTTCCGCTGCGGCTTGTGCGCGTATGGCCTTCGCGTTCTGCATACTGCTTGCCGACTGCTTTACAAATCGGTTAAGTCTGGTTTCCAGCTCGGTCAAGACCTTCTCGGCGGTTGAAGCATCACAACCGACTAAAATTTGTAATTCTTCAACGACCACGGACATATCCTCCGAATTTATTTCTTATTTCATCTATCCTGTTGTCAAGGCTCCGCTCCCACGACGCAGGAACAAACAGTTCTTCGTACTTCGGTAAATCGTGCTTGGACTTGGAAAACATATTGCTTATGTTGGTGGCAATAAACCTTGATACCAGCACGCTTGAATAGTACATTTCCCTGCATTGGTTTTCCTCGCGGGCTTCGATATAGTCTACAATATCGGCGGGTTCATGCTCCCAAAACTGGTTTGGGAGCATTCCCGCCATGCTTGCACGTTTGAGCAAATCGTAGATTATATCGGTGAAATCCTTTTCAATGTTTTTCTTAACGTCCTCGAACTGCTCTCTTAGCGAACGACGCTCTTTGCCACGTCCGCCGCCGCCGCCGTTATCGCCTCGGTCATTGCCGCCGACATATCCAACTTGTTTAAGGGCTCTCTCATATAGTCCTGAATGCTCTGCCCTTTCAGGTCTACACGACCGAAAAAACCCATACCGTAAGCGAAGTTCACCAGCTCGGTATAGATGTCCTCCATGTAAGTACCCTGCTCCATGAGCTTATCAAACTCATCGAACACGGCCTGCTTATTCTTGGGCTTGGGGTTTGCAAACGACATTACCACATCTGCAAAGAAATCCAAATCGCCTTGCTCGTAAGCGGTGAGGAACTTTACTTTGAGATTAGGAGCGCCTATTTTCTGTTTGAGGTCGCAATAAGCCTTGCAGGAGGCTTTAAGTTCAAATTCACCGATATTCATACTACTCTCCTTTATGCGGGGGTGGTCACGGATTCGCCGTTGAACAGGTCAACATAGGAAGTCGTTTCGCCCTGGAATGCGATATATACGGAATCGCCGACAAGGTTGACGGAGAATGCGCCCGTCTGGGCGTTGTTCGCCTGCTGTCCGCCTGCGTACATGGATACGACCTTGCCCTTGTAAAGAATACCGGTGCCGAGCTTGGTAGCATCGGAAGGGATTTCGTACTCTTCGTAAATCCAGATAACATCACCGACCAGAAGTCCCATCTTCGCCATATTGCCGGTCTCGGCGGTGAAGTCGGGAACAAAGGAATACTCGAATACGGGCATTTCCTGCTGACCGGCAAGGTTACGCACGAAATATTCAGATATAATGTTTACGGAAACCTCGGAGGGCGAACCGCCCTTATCGGGGGTCTGGGTAAGACCGGCTATCTCGGTCTTGTTTGCCATAGTGTAAGCGGTATCATAAAATACGCGCTGGCCTACGGATGCCTGATACTGTGCCATATTTTCTCTCCTTTAGAACGTTTTTGTTTTCTTGAAATAGACTACGTTGACGTGCCATTTCCCGTTTGCGTCGCGGTACGGCTCTGTCGAGCGTGTCTTGATATAGTGTTTTTCCAGCATTGCGGTGTGGAGTTTGTCAGCCAAATCGAGAACGCCTGTAAATCCCTTGGTGCTTATGTAGGTCTCGCCCCACACACCACATCTTATTGAGGTGGCGGGAAGTGCTTCGCCCTCTAAGGATTTTACCGATGTCTCCTGTGTGATGTTCAATGTCACGATAGGATACCTTTCGGGGGTCTCGTCAGATTCCGGCTGAACCTCAACTTTAAGTTTTTTGTTAAGATACTTCTGAGCGTCCTTATAGATATTCGTCATAGCAGTTTCCTTATCTCGTCCGCCACGGACTGAACAACAAAATCCTTTGCCGCATCAAAGGCGGGCTTCATATAGGGGTGAGGGTGTGCGCCATAAACCTTGTAGAACAGTCCCTTCTTGCTTAGGACGGTCTCAAAGTTGTACTTGCTCAGGTCTGCCATGCTCTCATGGACATACCACGGGATTTTTGCTGAAGAACCCAACTCGTTATAAATACCCGTACCGTATTCCAGCGTCATAGCCTGCGGTATGGCTGCGGTATGGACTTTGCCCTTCACGGCCCCTGTTTTTTCATCGAAGATGGTAAATTCTATCGAATGCTTCAACTCCCCCGAATCAACGCGAACCATGGAGATAGCTATATCCGCCATTTCCTTACCGCCGCTCTCTGTCCCTTTTCGGATGGCAGACTGAATATCCGGCCTTTCAAACCTCTTTATGACTTTAACTTTGGCGTTAAACATACTTCTTTGCCGTATATGTCGAGAACCCACGGGCGGAATTGACGGATTCCACAATATAGCTCGGCGTTTCCTGCGGGTCATTCAAGCAGATTCCGTCACCCTCGACTATCTGAACAGGCCCGTCGGAGGGGTCTTTGCAGATTTTGATATATTCCTTGATACGTTCGCCGTACATGGCTATATCCTCTGCGCTTCCGGCAGAGTTAGCCACAAGTTTATACCGTCTGACTAAGGCCCACTCCGAAACAACTGTCTGCCCGTTCACCGTCTCCTTAATGGGGGCAAGCACATAAACGTCCTTCTTATCCTTCGCTCTCATATACCGCTCCTAACGGGTTCATTTTGCCTTTTAAAGTCTGTTTAAGGTTCTCGGTAATATCTATATAGTTAGTGGACACTCCCGCCGCAGACTGGGAATTAAAGGCTTCTGCGCCCATCTTCCCTATCGCCTTTACCGCCGCGTCCTCTATATAGGGCTCTAACCACTTCGGAGGCTCCTTGTAGCGGGTAATGGCACACGCTATTGCGGTATACCGCTCCAAAAACATCAGGATAACGCCGTCCGGCGCACCCGTTTGAAGCTTTACGTTGTTTACCATTACCTCATTCATTTATTCCTCCTTCTTGGGGCGGCCCCGCCGCTTGGGTTCTTCTTCCTTAAACTCTCCTTCGTGTTCGTATCCCAGGGCGATAAGCTTTCTTATCGTCGCTTCGTTGGAAGTCTCAAAAAGGCCACGCACAAACTGTGCTATGGCCTTATCTTCCTTCACATCAAAGGGGATACTCGTTTTGTTCCCCTGATAGAATTTCATGGTTATTCAGTGGTGAGGTTGGTTATCTTGCCGTGGAGCCATTCGGGGCCGTAGTTCAGACCTACCTGGCCGAATATCTCGCCCTTCTTGCCCGCGCCGTTCTTAGCCAGTTCCTCAAAGAAGAAGTTGCCCTTGCCGGGGGTGGGCTGCTCTACAAGATGCACTACATCACGACGGAAAAGAAGTATCTGGTCTTTGGGCATGGCGCGGGAAAGAACTATGCCTACATCGCCGAAGTCGGTGATAAGGCGGGTCACGTTCACACCAGCCTCCATGCGGGAATCCGGCATCTGCATGGAACCCTCATACAGCGCGGAAATAGCCGCCTTCTGGAAGGAATTGCACATCAGTATCATGCCGTTCACGTCGCCGCCGTTGTCAAAGATGGACTTGACCAGTGACTTTATCATAGCCTTGGTCAGCGCGACAGCGGTAGAACCTGAGCCCTTCGCGTCTATGACGTTGGTGGTCAGCGCGGTAAGAATACCACGGGACTTGTTGATGGTAGCATCGGTGGTAGCGGCGTTATACTCGCCCTGCAATGAAGTGAACTCTATATCGTTGGCGATATTGAGCATCTGGCGGGAAATCTGCCAGTTCCACTCGTCGCCGGGGTTCGCCTGCTGACCGGCTATGTTGATACCGCTCATAGTACCCATGTTAGATTCCTTGGCATAGGAAATCTCGCAAGCCCTCTGGTATATCTGGGTCACGTTGGTATGCTGGGTGCGGGTTATCTTCTTGGTGTCAGGCGCGGTCATTGATGCCTGCTCGGATATTGCAGGCTGGGAGGGAGTGTCAAGGGAATACTCCTGATCTACCGCGAACTGAACGTGATTGGTGTACTGAGGCTCCGCTATAAGGTTTATAAACGGGGTCTGGGTGTTGCTCTTGGTGTAGAGCAGGCCGGAATAGTTAGGTACTGCAAAACTCATTATAGGGGCGTTTGCCATGATATTTTCTCCTTTAAGTTAAGTCTATTTTTTTGGATTGCGCGAGGGTCATAAGCTGCACTTGTTTAAGCATATTGCCCGACTTGACAGCTTCCGCCCACTCCGCTTTGAGTTGAGCGGCTTCATTTGCCTCTGCCCCGGAAGCAGGGGGTGTGCCGCCGCCCAGAAGGTCAGTTTTCGCTTTCTGCTCCGCCGCGATCACCTTGGCGGACAGAAGCTTTACGATGGAGTTCGCAAAGGCCGTAGCCTTATCCGTCTCCGTGAATGTAGGTATTTCGGGGAAATCGTCCTCTTTCAGCCCTGCTCCGGCAAATATCTTGCCTATTTCAAGACTGCAAATCTTAGTCTTGTATTCGTTCTCCGCGTCCTTTGCGGCCTTTTCCGCTTCGGCTCTGCGCTGCTCGTCCGTCATTTCTTTCTCCTTATAGGATTTAAGGTTTCTCGACAGCTCGGCGGCCTCGGAGGCTTTTTTGTCGAATACATCTTTTTTTACATATCCTGTGTAATCAGGTGTAAATTCATAAGAGGAATAAAGCGCAAGCTTTTCCTCGGCGGTCATATCTTCCCGATAGCCTTCCATTTTGGTAATGTCTATTTTCATTTTTTCTCCTTTGGGATTTATGTCTTCTCTGACAAAATGGGATTTATGCCTTCTCTGGCGTAAAATAGCACCGGCAATTAGGGTGTTTTGTCGGTATTTTGTCTATTGGATAAATTTTTCCGTTGCGTTCTTCACACTCTTTGCAAACTTTTTCATCGTTCTGTGTGTGCCACTTGATTTTTTTATAACCGTTGTCCTTAAAGGCCCTTATTGCGGTCTTATCTTCAATGGTGATGGCGAATTGGTCTGTTTGCCATGTCACATAGTTCAATCCCCGCGTGAAATCCTGCTTTATAGGGGGATAATTGACGGTAGGGGGGTCTTTGCCGGAGTACTCGGCATCTGCGATTATGGATTCAGCCAATCTTGCCCCCTTTCGTTCCAGTTCTTTTGTGAAAACGTATTTAACAACAGGGTCGTAATCGTCCAGAATACCTATTACCCACGCTTCGAGTATCCTATCCGGCCCGTTATGGTCTGCGTATGCTTTCTTGGCTATATCCAAGTACGCTTCTTCGGATAATCTCAGGATTTTTCTGTACAGAAGATTTATCTGGTCGATTACCTTTGTGTTGGAATCAATATAAAAGAGCGTTTCCTTAGTTTTCAGAAACGCCCTCGTTATTGTTTTTTTCAGGCTCTTCGCCCGTTCGTCCCCGTACTCGTACATTCATTGCCTCCGCTATTTCGTTTGCCTCCTGCTTATCCTGTTCAAGCTTCCGCTGATGAGCGGCCTCGGAATCCTCCACGAAAGACACCATATCAAGAATGTCCTTATCTGAAAGTAGCCCGGAGCCCTTGACTTGGGTCATAAACTGCGCCTCGTCCGTCATAGAGGAAGGAATATTCCTTGCGAACGCCACATCTAACACTTCCCAATTATAGTGGTTGGCGGTTCCCTCATTCATCAGCGCGGTTATCTTCTGCGCCCTGCCCTCCAGCAGACCTTTTTCAAAGTTACGTTCATACGCTATTATCGTGTTATCCATGCCGTAGTTCTGGTATCTGACGGCCTGGATATTCTGATACACTTCGGCTATTTCAGTGGGGTTAGTCTGGCCTAAAGAGGCGTATATATCGCCAGTCAGAATGTCGAAGTACCCTTGGATGGATTGTATGTCAACATTCTTTATCAGCCATTCAACCTTATTATCCTCGCCCAGATATAAGGTTTTGAATTTGGACAGCCTTTCGTGGAGTTCTTCTTCGTCCTCATCGGTTTCTGGCTGCATGTAGCCAATCATAAGAAGAATGGCCTCATCGTTATATTTAAACGTGTTGGAAACGTTGTTCAGAATGGCGTTTCTCGCGTGAACCAACGGAAGAACCTTTTCAAAATACCCCTCCCTGTTTGGCATGGGGTATTCTACAATGGGTATGCCGCAGGTCTTAAGCAGCGCCATTTCGGAAGCTGTGGCGGGTTCTTCCCGAACGTTGCCGTCAAATATATACTTTGTCCAGCGGTCATCCGTAATCAGTTCATAGGTTTCATACTTCCGATTGTCCACGAGCGAAAAGTATTCTTCTCGAATGATAAAAGCCGTGGGATTGCGGTCTATGGTCTGGTCGTGGAACAGCATTGCCTTCCGGGGATCCACGGGCTTGAACTTTGGAGCGATCAGGCCGTCCCTTTTAGACGCGTATATCCGTTCGTATGCCGTGCCGCATATCAGTGCGGAAGTGGCAAGCCGCATATTCTCTTTGTCCTCATGGTTCCGGCGCATTATCGCACGATAGCGGTTCAAATATGCGTCGTCCCGCGGGTTCTTGTCGGGCAAGTCCTCAAACTGCATCTTAGGTCGCCCGGCAACATCGGAAGTCTTTTTGACTACCGTATTCGTCTGAACGTAGTATTTGCACGGTGAGCCTATGAAGTACCCGGCGGCTATGTCTACCGCGTATTTAGGGATAGGGGAATATATGCCATTCAGATCAACGCAGTCGTATTCCTTATACATATCGCACCTTTTCAGGATGGAATCCTCCAGCGCACAGCCGAATACAGTTCTTATGTTATCCCCGTTTATCCTGCGGGCTTCTTCCCGCGTTAAAATCATTTCTGTCACAGTATCCTACCTCCGCCGATAAGCTTAGTACCGGCAAATATATCATATCCCAGGGCATATGAAAGCGCGTCTATGCCGTGGTTGTCCGCGTCCTCCGGTATGTCTAACTTCTGTCCGGCGGAATCCGTTTTCCACCGATAAACCTTAAACTCTCCTATCAGGTTCACACATTTCTGGTCGATTATTATTTCATAGTCGTGCAACCAGTCTATTCTTCGGGTGATAGCGGACTTCGCCCCCTTGGCTTTGCCCTTCTTGCATTTGTCCGCATGGATACCCATTTCTTTAAGCTCTTTGATACGGTCAGGCTCCGCCGCGTCACAGTACACTACATGGCCTAACGCCTTATTGTATATCAGCTCCCCGTATTGGCGGGTAGTGACCTCGTTTACGAATAATTCATCAAACACATATATCTTGTGATTATGCCTATCCAGCGAACACTTAACGAAAGCGCAGGGGTGATTATATCCGAAGTCGCTGCCGACACGGATATTTCTGAATTCCCTGCCGGACAGGTCTGCAATATTCCAGTGCTTTCCGCGCTCGAACACGGTAGAACCTAATCTGCCAAAATTCCCTAATGTATCTACCCATAATCTTTGCCCGGTGGATTGCTCCCTTTTCTGAATATCTTCCTCGGTGAGAAAACGGTTGTCGGCATAGGTCGTTTTCAAAATAAAAACATCTGAACCTTCGACCACACCTCTTGCGGTCTTGTCTTTCAGGGTCAGAGCTTTCAGTTCGTCTATTGACTTCACATCGGGGTGATGCCACAAGGGCTCAAAAAAGACCTTATAAAGCCAGTGCGTTTCAGGGAACGGGTTGAACGCCATTATTATCCTCTTGTTCGGTTGAGGTAATCCTCTCAACTTTGCGTCCTTATCAATGCCTCTCAAACAGTTATCCAGAACTTCAAACGCCTCATAGGAGGGGCATTCGTCACCTTCCTCCATGAATATGTCGGTCAGTATACCCTTCTTTGGCTTCAATGACTTCAATCTCCGTGTTTCCTCTAACGCACCGAAGATTATCTGACGGCCATTATACAGGCAGGTAATAGTCATGGTGGACTTGTCAACGGAAAACTCGTCTGTAAGCCCCCATTCGTCTATTACAGAGATTATTTCATTGAAGCAAGAGGTTCTTAAGTCTACCTTGTAATAACGGCACACAAGCCAATTATGGCCGTTATAGGTATCGGCTACTATCTCCCTTACTATGTGGTTCGATTTGCCGGAGCCGCGTCCGCCGAAAATGAGCTGTATTCTCGCTTTCTCATCGAGGGTGCAGGCGTACACATCATTGAAATCGTCCTTGAGGATAAGGCGCGGTTCACCGTTACGCAGTTTGAAGTAGTAGACCACATCGTTAGGGTCAACGTTATACTTGGCACAAATTGTGTAAATGTCCATTTTGTGGGGGAGAAAAAATGTGCGGGGAGCTATATGTTTGGCGCGTCCCCCCTACAAAAACCACCCCCCATGGCACCCCCCTCCGGTTATGCAGCATATACATACATTTTTGCGGTGCATAAACGGGGTTATTCATCCGCACTTTTGTATATCTATACACAGTATGCAGGTACTAACCCCGTATTATACGACACTTTATACATTTTGTTTTATAACTATTCGTTAAACTACACTTTAACGAATACTTGGGCCGGAAATATGCAGACTATGCAGACGCTATACATCACCGCCAGACCGTCCAAAACCGCCCCTAATCACTCTATCAGCGTCGGCCTGGGCGACCTCTACCCGCACCCCGTCAACGTCCCCGCAGCGGCTCAGAATAGCCAGAGCGGCGGCCGTAGAATCCCGTGCATAGGGGGCATTTAGGTTTTTTTGTAGCACAAGTTGCGCCCTTGCCCTCATGCGTTGGTAGAACTTGTCATCCTGCGCGTTGCGCAGTGCGGTTTGCCTGTCCAGCTCCTCTGCAAACAGGGGAAACTCGTTGAACCACCGGGTTATATTGGATTTGTGCACCCCTACCTTTTGGGCTAACTCTGATTTGGTGTCTATATAATGGGTGCTGCCGTCCTCCTGCTCCTCACCCCATACCCATAGCCGGATTGCCTTTTTTTGCTCCTCGGTGAGCTCTGGCCTCTGTCGTGGCTGGCCTCTATACTGATCTTTACTGCTTGCCATGCGTTACACCTCCTCAATCCGCAACGGTAATCTATTTATTGCGATAGTTTATCCCCCTTTATAGGGGGACTTTGACAATCTTTTCAATTTTTCTTTTTTTATTTTTTTCCGCCCCTTCGGGGTTCGGTCTAATACTCCATATTGATATTATAATAGGTATTTACCCCCGCAAACCCCCGCATCAAAAGTTTTTGCCTTATTATTTTAGTTTATTTATCTTTTCGGTTGACTTTTTAACCTGGCAGGTATATAATACAGACATAACAAGAGAGGAGCACACGACAATGATGACGAGGGACGAGAACGTGATAGTATACGGCACAGCTGCCGACGGCATCAGGGCATGGCGCGGGTTAGCGTGGCGCGATTACAACTGGGCTGGAGAAATAGTCAAGGAGTGCAAGGCGGGTAGCTGTGTGCCAGAGTTTGGGCATGATCACGATGACGAGATAGCGGCCACCATAGCCAACATGATTAGGCCCTATGATTGCGATATATATATACGATTCGGCGAGTTACCGCGGGGAGGGCGGTCTACTAACTGGGCCACCGGCGAGACGGGGGCCGGCATATCCGCCTATGATACCACGTATGACGGGATAACGGGTTGCTACAAATGTTACGGCGCACTGCAGGGGGCGGAGATCAACTACCTGATGCGCGGAGCGAATATATATTTTGTGACTGGTGATGTGGTCGGCACCGGGAGCGATGGGGAGCCGCTGCTGGCAAACGTTAAAATAATTGCCGAGGCGCATGCATCCGAGAATGGCTATAAGGCAGTATAACGCAGAGTGACGCCCGCAAGGGCGGTAATGCGGCAGGCCGGTCACAAGCCCGGCGGCAAAAAGGAGGATGCGAAACATGACAGACAACACGGTTAAGGCCCTGGGCCGGGCGTATGGTATAATGGCGGCGCAGCTCCCCGAAATAGTCGGGGCGCACTGCCGGGTGCAAACAGCTAATATGTGGCCCATCCGTGGGCTGGGTGAGGGCTTGCGGTATATGATTATTAACCGCAAGCTTACCCCGGAGGTCGATAGAGCCATACGGGACGCGCTGCAAGGCGCAGAGGATATAACCGAGGACGAGCACGCGCTGCCGCTCAACCAGCAAGGCATATGGGAGCTTGCCTATATGCAGGGCCGGTGTGCTCCCGTGCTCGGCGACGGCGAGTATTTGCGGGATCAGCTTAAGGCCCGTGGCCTGACGCTGGAGCAGGCCGCCGAGGCCTGCGAGGTGAGCAAGGCCGCCGTGCATTCGTGGTGTGCCGGGGTCAAGCCGATACCGCAAGCGCGGCGGGAACTGCTCGCGGCAAAATTTGGGATAATGATATAAGAGG